GTTGTAATATGTCTGGCCAGTCTCCTCTTGTCGATCCTGAAACCAACGGTAACATCCCGGCCTCCGGCGTGCCCGGCTCAGGAACTCCGGGCGCTCAGTATTTTGCTCCAGCCCCTGTTGCTCAAGACCCAGTGGGTAAACTGCGCATCTCCACGCCGCAGGCACTTATTGACACTGACTTCGAATACGGACAGCAGCCCACCAAGTGGGAAACCATTAGCCTCCAGAATAATCGGCAGAGCGTATACTTTATTCCGCAGTCACCCCTGACAATCAGCTCGATCACTGGTTCTGGTACGACAATGACAATTGCCGGGACTTTTACGGTTGCGGCAAACACGCCTATTTTTATCCAGAACGCAGCCAACCCTAACGCCAATGGCTGGTGGTGGACTGTTTCCGGTGGCACAAACACAATGACGGTAACGACTGCCGCCGCTGTAGGTGCCAGCAATTGCTTCAATGCGGCCCTAACATATGTTTATACCGGCCTCTTCTACAGCGGCTGCGGAATCGGACTGTCCTCGACTGGCGCGTTTACGAACGCGGGGAATACGATCACCTGCACTACGACGTCTGCTCACGGCTTGAATCCGGGGTCTTTTATTTATGTCCGTGGCACGACTTCGAGCGCTGGCGGCATCATTAACGGGGCATGGGTTGTATCCACCGTCCCGACCAACAACACTTTTACATTTGTTGTTCCCATACCCCCCACGGGCACGCTAACCAACGTAGCCGATAACCTCACGCTTTACGCCCGTCCTGCGGGCTATACAGAGATGCGCTCATTTGATGGCGGCATAGCATTTTCGGCTGGGTCGGGAGCTTCAAATTCGCAGCTTATTCGCCAAACTCGTCGATACTTTCGCTATCAATCAGGCAAGGGCATTCAGTTTTCAACGGGCACGTCTCTGAAGCCCGCATTATTTGTTACAAACGTGACATCATCTGGAAAGACCGTAACGGTCAACACCCGGTTTGCTCATAATATAGCAGTCGGGACCACGATCATTGTCGCGAATTGTGACCAGATCGCATACAATGGGACATGGAGGGTTCTCTCCGTTCCGACAGCAACGTCGTTGACATATACTGCAGATGACACGCCTAGCGCATCCCCCGCCACAGGATTTCCAATCCGGGTCAGCCCGGATACGTGGTATGGATCATCTAATCGCATAGGTATGTTTGATACTCAGAATGGCCTATTCTTTGAATATAATGGTCAAACCTTATACGCGGTGTGGCGTCAGAGCGTTAACCAGATTAAAGGCCTTTCTACGGTTACGAATGGATCAGCTATAGTAAACGGCTCGGGCACCACATATAGCAGTGAACTGAAGCCGGGTAATTTTATTGTTATTCGCGGCCAATCCTACCGTGTTCTTAATATTATCAGTGATACGCAAATGCTTATCACGCCGGAATATCGCGGCACCACGATCAATGTTACGGGCTCTGGCGTCATCATTTCAAAGACGGTTGACACGCGCATTCCGCAATCTGAGTGGGACGATAGGCTTGATGGCACGGGCCCATCAAGATATAAGATCGACCTTACCCGCATGCAGATGTTCTACATCGATTACTCTTGGTATGGTGCAGGCTTTGTTCGCTGGGGACTTCGCACCAAAACCGGGCAAATCGCTTACGTTTATCAGCAAACCAATAACAATTCTCAGTACGAAGCCTACATGCGCTCCGGTAATATGGCTTCTCGCTATGAGTCAAATGGCACATCGGCGGTTACTCATTTGACCTCTAGCCTTGACACTGGCGCGGCGGGCACGATTATTAACGTCGCAAGCACAGCTGGCTTTGCCCCTGCAGGCACGATGAGGGTGTCGGAAGCTGGTGCAACTGGGGTTGTCGAATTCATATCATATACGATAACCAGCCCAACCAGCTTTACGGTCGTTGCTCGTGCGCAGGCTGGGGGGCAGGCCACAGCCAAGTCCTTCACCTACTCCGCCACGGCCCCGGTGGCTGTTGAATTTGCTTCTCCAGACACGCTTGCTTCGTTATCTCACTGGGGCTCATCAGTTATCATGGACGGCCAGTTTAACGATGATAAATCGCTGGTGTTCAACTATGGAACGCCGGCCCCTATCACAATTCCCAATGGCTCCACCGTGCCTATTTTGGCTATTCGCGTGGCTCCATCGGTTGATAATGGCACTACGGGACTGCTGGGGGCAAAAGAAATTATCAATCGCATGCAGCTTCAGCTTTCAGACATGGCTGCAGTCTCGTCCGGTGCATTGCTTGTTAACTTAGTTCTTAACGGATTCTGCACGGGGTTTAGCGGCTCGTTCGGCTCTGTAGCTACCGGGTCTCAGATTTCATCCTCCCTCGCGCAGATCGCAGTTAATACAAATAACGCTGCAACCATCACTGGAGGCGAGTCTGTCACGGCACTATATTCCAGCGGCGTCAACTCCATCGACCTTGGAAACGTCCGGGATCTTGGCACCTCGATCCTTGGCGGAGGGACGACGAACGCGGTCCCAAATTCGCAAGCTGGATTTTATCCTGACGGTCCCGATATTCTTTATGTTGTGGTTAATAATAATAGCGGTGGACCCGTCACCCTCAACGGCGTTCGGTTGAATTGGAAAGAGGCGCAGGCGTAAGCCAACGCAACATTGTCATGAAAGGAATAAAATATGATTACTCGAGCATACACAAACGCAGCCGATGAACGCCAAGAAATTTCCTTGAGCCCTGCGGAGTGGGAGGACTACACTGATGAAAAGCTACAGAAAATGCTGGGCTTCGACGTTGACGTTCCCGCTAAGCCCGACAAGCCCGCTAAGTCCGCTAAGGCATCTGGTTAATGCGCGGAAAGAAAGAGGTTTGGGAAAAACCACGCCCCAAAGGCTTAGGTGATCCCAAGCCTCTCTCGCCAGCTCAAAAACAAAAAGCTAAATCTATTGCTCAAAAGTCAGGAAGCAAGTATCCTTCATTGGTGGCCAACATGCAGGCGGCGAGGAAGATATGACCACGAGCGGAACCTATACGTTTGGAACGAGCGAGCAGATCGACATCATCACCGAAGCGTATGAGCGCATCGGACGACCTCCCTCGACCCTATCATCTAACGACATAGATAGCGCGCGCCGCTCGATCAATTACCTGTTCTCGGATTGGGCTAATAACGGACCTAATCTCTGGGCCGTAGATCTTCAGAGCATCCCCCTGACCCCCGGAACGCTCTATTACGACCTCCCGGTTAACACCGTTTATATCCTTCAGGCGTACACTCGCATCACCACTGGCGGTGTAGCCAACGACCTGATGATGCAGGCAATCAGTCGCGCTGAGTATGATGCCATTCCAAATAAGTCACAGGCCGGTCAGCGGCCCTTTCAATTCTATTTGCAGCGGACGAGCACGCCGCGCATTTACCTATGGCAAGTCCCGCAAGGCGCGGGCGTCACCCTGTACTACCATCGAATGAAAGTGCAGGAAGACGCTGGAGCATTCACTGACAGTATGGACGCGCCGAACCGATGGATGGAGGCAATCGCCTCTGGCCTTGCGGCAAAGCTATCTGTGAAGTTTGCACCCGATAGGTTTGAGCCCCTTCAGGGCCTTGCAGATAAAGCCTACGCCGCCGCTGCCGCCGAGGATCGCGAGCGCGTTCCTCTTCGCATCACAATAGATATGCAGGGGTATTAAATGCAGTACGGATTCGGACGTGGGCGCAAGCGCAGGACTCAACCGAAGTTTGACGCCAAAAGCCCCCAAGGGATTGCCATCTGTGACGGATGCGGATTCCTCGTTCAGCACGCGCACCTGCGTGAGAAGAAAGACTATCGTGGTGGCACGGCCCCGGTTGGGCTTAGCCTTTACGTTTGCGCTTCTTGTGATGATGCTCCTCAGCCATATTACAAACGTCTCCTTCTGAGGCCGGACCCCGTTCCTCTGCGGAATCCAAGGCCCGACTCTCAGGATGCTCAGACCAATGAGCAAGAAGATATTGCTAATGCTTACTCGATCTCCCTCAATGAACTTTACGGGCTCAGATAATGGCAAACAAAAAGATCACAGACCTTACAGCTGCTACACTGCCGCTATCCGGTAACGAGCTTCTTGAGATTGTTCAGTCCGGTGCTAGCGCAAAGGCGACTGCGGCCTCTATTGCAGACACGTTCAGCGGCACACTGGGTGTAGCTAATGGCGGAACAGGGGCAGCTACACTTACAGGCTACGTGAAGGGTAGTGGAACATCGCCGATGACAGCCGCTGCGACAATCCCCTTTGCGGACTTAGCTGGGCGGGCTTTTGGAGAGCCATTAAGTACGGTCGATCAGACTGGAAGCATCTCTGCCGCAACAGCTGTTACATTCAACACTGATTTAACAGGCACTGGTATCAATGTGGTTTCCAACACTCAAATTACGATTACTGCCGCTGGCACGTACATGTTTGCGCCAAGTATTCAGTTTGTAAACTCTTCCGGTGCTGACCACGACGCAACTGTCTGGTTCCGCAAGAATGGAACCAATATTCCCAACTCAGCCACGATTATCACAGTTCCAAAGTTATCGGATGGTGGCGCTACCGTGTTTAGCTTGACGTTTTTTGACACTGTTACGGCAGGCCAGTACATTGAAATTATGTGGCTGCCTGAAAACGTAGCTGTAACAATTGAAGCCACAGCAGCCGGCGCAATCCCCCCAGCTATTCCATCAATTATCTGTCCTGTGATGCGGATCGCGTAATGATCGAGCAACTCATCTCTCGCGTCTTTTATGCACGCAACCTCGCTCACTTTTCGCACTGGCGCGCCAAGGGTGAAGGTAGCTTTTCTAAGCACATGGCACTGGGAGAGTTTTATGATGCTGTCATTGATGCAATTGACCCTCTGGTTGAAGCGTATCAAGGGGCCTATGATCTAATCGGCAACATCCCAGCCTTAGAGGAAATGCAGAAAGATCCACTAAAATGCTTCGAGGCTGACGCTGAGTGGATCGAAAAGAATCATGAGCGGATATGCAAGGGGAATAGGGCGGTCGCAAATCTGATCGACACGCTGACGAGTGTGTATCTTTCTGCAATTTATAAGCTGAGAAACTTAAGGTAGGGTTAGCAACCGTACGAGGGTTGTTGACCTATTATGGATGTGTTATTAACGAAGCGTTATAAGGAAAGGAATTTTTATGGTTCTTGGAAAGCCCCCCGGAAAAGCAGCTTTAACAGCTAAGGTGATGGTGCCTGAGATGGACTTAGCCCGGCTGATTGATCAGATCGAGACAGAGGCCCAGATCATGTTGCAGTTGGCAAATCAGGCCCGCAAGTTGTTACCTAAAAAAGTGTGATCCATGTTGACGATATCCGCCACCTATAACTTATTCTTTTGGCCCATCGCTATACTTTGCCTTTTAAAAGGTGCGTATACTTACGATTGGGCATTAACTAGATTAAGTTTGGTGGCAGTTATCGGAGAATTAGTTATGCGCGCCTATGATTTCTTCGTTGACGAGAAGATAATAGCCGCATTTTCTTTTGGAGTTATCTATCTTAGCGTTTACGTAGGACAATGCGTCCTTGTGACAGTGAAGCCCCCATCTAAATACTGCGCCGTTGGCGGCGGTATCTTTTTAGCAGGTGCGACTACCTCTGTGGTGTATATTTTTTTCCGCAAAGGTTATGATGCGGATGTATTGTTTTGGTATAATAACGTCATATTGGGGTGGATTTTGATTTTACTCTTGGCGTGGGGATTGTTGGGGGATGGTATGCAGCGTGCTATCTATGGCTTTGGGGGTCGCGCTGCTTCGCTGGCTATTAAGCCGCGTCGTAACAAGTTGGCTGAATGATGAGCCGCGAAAGCGAAGACGATCTGAAGATCTCGACTAACGCAGTCACGATCACAGTCGCGGTGGCGTCCTTGGTATTATCTATAGTTATGGCCGCCAGTGGATTTGCAAAAGACGATGACGCGCATGAGCGAGAGCAGGATGATCGTATATGCGCAATGGAGGCCCAGCTTCGCATAGGTGGGAAGTGCTTTTCAGGACAGCACGGCAACTCCAAAGGGGATTAATTCAAAGGGGTAGATAAATGGAAGATCAGCTTATTACGGCGCGCATCAAGGCCCTCATGGTGGCGGCTTATACAATGGCGTTTGTTATTGGCGTGATCACCCTCGCGATGGTTGCTGGGATGTTCAATGCAAATGTGGATAACGAGAAAGTCTTTAGCCTTCTCGGCTACGTCATGACATCTGTTGTGAGTGCTGTGGCTGGCTCCTATGCTACCTTGATGGGCATGAAGGGTGAGCTTCAGATCACTGAAGTTGACGATGACCCCGAACCCGCTCCTCGTCCAGCCGGCACTCCATCCGACAACGACGATGATGACGACATGGAGCCTTGGGAAAAGTACCGCCACGATCTACGCTGGGACGCTAATGGCGATGGGCAAGTTACGGAAGAAGATTTTCCTGACTGGCGAGGTGCTGGCAAATGAGCCTGATTGAACTGCAAAAGAAAATCGGAGTAACGGCAGATGGTGCGTTTGGGCCGGGAACACTCAAGGCGGCGGCGGCCTATTACAAACTATCGCCCAACCGGGCTGCGCATTTCTTTGCTCAAACAGCGCACGAAAGCGGCAACTTCAAGACGTTCAAAGAAAACCTGAACTACGGCTGGAAGGGGTTGCGGACGATCTTCGGTAAGTATTTCCCGACTGAAGGCATGGCTAAAAATTATGAGCGTCAGCCAGAGCGGATTGCTAACCGCGTCTATGCCAACCGCATGGGCAACGGTGATGAGGCGTCTGGGGATGGCTGGAAGTTCCGTGGACGTGGATCGTTGCAACTCACCGGAAAATCTAACTACCAAGCCTTTGCCGACTATATCGGTCGCCCAGACGTGATGAAGAACCCTGATCTGGTTGCGACGGAACTCTGTTTTGAAAGCGCCTTATGGTTCTTTGACACGAACAGGTTGTGGTCGATCTGCGATAAGGGCGTGAACGACGCTGCGATCCATGAACTAAGCTCCCGGATTAATGGCAGCAAGAACCCGCACGGCCTCGATGACCGCCGCATGAAAACCAAGAGATTCGCGTCATGGCTCTCCTGAAAGGATGCTTCGAAAATGCTACCGTTTAATCCGATCATGGGCTATGTGGCGGTGGGCGCGCTTGTTGTTGGCGCTGCCGCTGGCTGGACAATTAAAGATTGGCAATGCGATTCCGCCTATTCCAAGGCTCTGGAAAAAGCTGAAAAGCAGCGCCAGCAAATGCAAGGAAAGATAGATGAAGCTTCCTTTATTTACCAAGCCGCACGAGATCAAGCCGATGTGGTGGTCGCCGGAGAGCGAGAAACGATCCGCGAGATATACAAGACTTTGCCTGCTGTCCCTACTGACTGCACTCCTGATCCTCGTATTGTCGGGCTGCTCGAAAGCGGTATCAATCGCGCCAATGCCGCTGCCTCCAGCGAATCTGGCAAGTAACTGCCCGCCCCTCCCTGCACCACCTGCCGTACTAACTGATCCTGATCGGGCTATTTGGGAGGTGGATATAATTGCCAAGTATGGCGATTGCGCCCTTCGCCATAGGCTGACAGTTGAAGCTTGGAGGCAGGCGGTCAAGTCCAAGTGACATGTAAAGTATATCTATTCAAAACAAAAAAAATGCGATAAGGTCGGCTCATGCCAACTGCGATGACGTATAACAGCCTACTCGATGACCTCAGGGCCTACCTTGAGCGCGGGGCGACGTTGGCAACAGACCCCACTGTTTATGATATGCTTCCGACGCTTATTGGCATGGCCGAGCGCCGACTTGCTCGTGAGCTTAAAATTCAAGGGACGGTTAATGTCGTCACCATGTCACTCACTGCTAACCAATCAGTCTATGAAAAGCCTGACCGTTGGCGTGAGACCGTCAGCATGTCTATTGGAACTGGGGTTGGGAACAATACGCGATCTGAGGTTTTCCCTCGCGCCTATGAATATATTAGAAGCTACTGGCCAAACCCAGACTTAACTGGAACGCCAAGATTTTATGCGGATTATGACTATTCACATTGGTTGATCGCCCCCACCCCGGCCAGCGAACTGCCAATGGAGATTTTGTATAACGAGCTTCCTCCAATGCTCGATGATGCGAATCAGACAAACTGGTTCACTGAGTACGCGCCGAACGCGCTGCTTTACGCAACTCTTCTTGAGACGGCTCCGTTCCTTAAAAACGACGAGCGCATTGCAACTTGGGAGGGGTTCTATAATCGTTGCGTCGCGGCCCTTAACGGTGAGGACATTCGGCAGATTTCTGATCGTGGCATAATTCGCAGGGAAGACTAATATGGCGTTTACAGAAACCTTTGGTGGAACCACCATCTATCCATCGTCCGTCAGCTACCGGGCAATCAGCCTGTCTGCGAACGTAACGCTTTCATGGCCTTTGGAAACCGCGACAAACCAGAACATTGTCGCACAGATTATGGATGTCACGCCGAGCGGATCTGGCTTCACAATCAGAATGCCCCCCGCGAATGAGGCAGGCCCCGGAGAGACCGCCCTCTTCTTTAACGCTGGCTCGTTTAACTTCACGGTTGCGGATAATGCTGGCAACACGATTGTCTCCATTGCTCCCGGTCTTGCATATCAGGTGTATCTGCGCACGAATACGACGGTTGCCGGCCTGTGGCGCACGACGCAGTTTGGTGCAGGAACATCGTCGGCAACGGCTGGCTCTCTGGTGGGCGCTGGCATTAAAGCGATCAACACAACGCTTAATCAGTCTATGGCTGTGAGTAGCCTTTCTGTTAACTACACCGCTGGTCCATCTGATCGGTCATCTGCAATTCTATGGACCGGCGGCGCTGGAACAATCACTCTTCCGGCGGCATCGACCGTTGGCAATGACTGGTTTTTCCATGTCCGTAACGGCGGGACTGGAGCTATTTCATTGGCGACAACCGGCGGTGAGTTTATCAACGGCACGACTTCAGCCGCATTCAACCCCGGCGATAGCGCAATTATTGTTTGCGACGGATCAAAGTATTTTACGATTGGGTTCGGTCAAGCCCCTGAGTTCTTGTTTGATTATGTGTCGATTGACCTTACCGGGCAAGCGTCTCCCTATACTCTAGTTGGCGCAAACCTTAACCGAATCTCGTATCAGTTCAGCGGCGTACTCACGACGAATATGGTGGTCATCGTCCCGGCGACAATCCAACAATACTGGGTAGGAAACTCTACAACGGGAGGGTCTTACACCCTGACGGTTAAGACTGCCGCCGGAACCGGCGTTGCGGTAGCTCGGGATTCTCGCTCCATTCTTTATTGTAATGGCACCGATGTCGTTATCGCTGACACGGGCGGCATTGGACTTCCGATCCTTGTCTCTCAGGGCGGCACGGGGGCTACGACGCCTTCCGGCGCACGTACCAATCTTGGCGCAACATCTGTTGGTAATGCGGTCTTCATAGCTGTTGATGATGTTGCGGCTCGCAATGCAATCACTGCGGCTAAGAGCGGCGCGAACAGTGATATTACCAGCCTAACCGGCCTGACAACTCCTTTAAGCGTCGCTCAGGGTGGCACGGGCGTTACCACGTCAACTGGTAGTGGTAGCGTTGTGCGAGCGACATCACCGACTCTCGTTACTCCGATCCTTGGCGCTGCAAGTGCGACCAGTATTGCGATGTCGCTCGGCTCTGCTGCGGCCCCGTCTATCACGTTCACGGGTGATACGAATACGGGCATTTTTTCCCCCGCCGCTGACACCATTGCATTTACCAAAGGTGGCGTGGAGGCTGCGCGCATCGACCCTAGTGGAAACTTCGGGATCGGGACGAGTTCGCCGGGCTACCGCCTCGACATCGCATCCGCTGACACAACTGCGGGCCTTGGATACGCCATGCGTATTCGTGGAAATTTGACCGCTGCTGCTGGGACGATTCAGTTTACTGACAGCACCTCTTCCGCGCAATGGGGCTTTTTGGCTGTAACGTCCACAACTGTAACACTGGAATGTTCAAGCGCGGGGTCTATAATTTTTCGCACTAATGCCGTCGAGCGCGCTCGCATCGGTAGCACGGGGATTATGCATGTTAACACGACCGCAACTCCATCAGCTGGAACACCAAGGTTGGTTGTTAATGGCGGAATCTCCGGTGTGGGGACGGTCACAATTAACAGCAGCACGGCCACGACGATTGCTGAGGGGTCAGGGCTGCTTTTGCTTATTCGCAATAACACCTATGGTGGAACGGCGGTGGTTCAATACGAAAACACCGCAACGCCAATCATCATTGCCACTTCAGGCGGCACAACATTTCAAACGGGAACGCCATCTGGTGGCTCCCAAATCCAATTGACCAATCGGTCTGGAAACCTTGGTGTCGCCGCGCTGGCATCTGGTGACCGGAACAATAGCGTATTAAGTGTTACTATTCTGCAGACTTTCTAATAGGGGCAATAAATGGCAATCACGTACGCATGGGACATCGCCCAAATGGAAGTTTATCCAACGCAAGCCGGGCGGACGAATGTTGTCTTTAACATCCATTGGAAGTTAAGGGGTGTTAGCGGCATAGCGTCTGGGAGCGCCTATGGTATGCAAGAGATTGCCTTGAATTTGGGCCTGCCGCATATTCCATATACGTCCATTACAAAAGCTCAGGCCTTGGGCTGGATTCACGCCGCTATGGGTTCGGCTCAGGTCGCGGCCCACGAGGCGAATGTGGCAAAACAGATTGCCGATAAACTTAACCCGCCCGTCGTCACGCCAGCCCTTCCGTGGGCTGCTAGCTAAGGCGAACGTGAATGTTGCAGCCTGTCATCATAAAATCGAAACCCGGCATTAAGCGTGACGGAACGAAGCTCGAAGGTGATTATTACGTTGACGGGCAGTGGGTTCGTTTTCAGCGCGGACTGCCTCGTAAGATCGGCGGGTATCGTCAGGTAAGCAATTACATGAACGGAATCGTCCGGCAAATCCACACACAGGCTCTGAACAACTTTGTTTACACCCACGTTGGCAGCGAGAATGGCGTCCAGCAATTTACGATTGACACCACTGGCAATACGAGCGCTCCAATAGATCGCAGCCCAATTGGGTATGTCGCGAACGGAAACTTCAATTGGATGCTTGATGCCATGAATGATGGGGCTGGCGGCGGAAGCGTGGTAATCGCTCACGCCGCAGAGACACTTCTCGACATTTCTAACGGCACAGACTATCCGGCATATATTGGAAATATATATGGATCTGCTCCACTAACTGAGATCCCAACGACTGGGGTTTCTGGTGGCGTCGTCGTCCTCCATCCGTATCTGTTTATGTATTCCAGCAACGGATTTATTAAGTGGTCGGACGCGAATGATCCAACGAACTTCACGACGGGCGATGCGGGTGATGCGTTCATTGCCTCCTCGAAGATCGTCAAGGGCCTCCCGCTTCGTGGCGGTGGTCAGAACCCGGCAGGGCTGTTCTGGGCGCTAGACAGCGTGATCCGCGCTTATTATACTGGCGGGGACGACGTATTTAAGTTTGACACGATCACATCGGCAAGCTCGGTTCTGGCGGCAAATGGGATCATCGAATTCGACGGTATTTATTATTGGGCCGGGATTGACCGCTTCCTGATGTATAACGGCGTCGTCCGTGAAGTTCCGAACGACCTGAACATTAACTTCTTCTACGACAATTTGAACTTCGCCTATGCCAACAAAGTGTTTGCCTACAAGGTTCCGCGCTTTGGCGAGATCTGGTGGTGCTTCCCGAAGGGTGAAAGCACCGAGCCAAATCATGCGGTTATCTACAACGTCCGGGAAGGTACGTGGTATGACACAGCCCTTCCTAACTATGGTCGATCAGCGGGGGTTTACGCTCAGGTTTTCCAGTCCCCATTTCTTGCCGGGGTTGAGCCTATTGTTCCCGGCGAGGGAGAGTTGCGCATCACTGAGGCAAGCGATAGCCGCATCACAGAAGTCGATAGTGATTTCCGCATTACGGACACGGGGTTTACGCGCTATAAGATTTGGCGTCATGAGACTGGCGTAGACCAGGTTGATGGGGCAACGATCAATGCAATTCAAAGTTACTTTGAAACTGGCGACATAACGCTAATGACATCCGATCCGCCACGATCTCGCGCGATCCACGTCAGTATGATTGAGCCAGATTTCGTGCAGTCCGGTGACATGACGGTTCAAATCACAGGGCGTATCAATGCTCGTTCGCCGGAGGTGAGGGGCCCTATCATGACGTTCCCAGATCAGCCTACAACGCCAGAGAAGGAGCAAGTGTTCTTTAAGGAGCAGCGGAGAGAGATGCGCTTTAGATTTGAGAGCAACACGATTGGCGGGGATTACCAGATGGGGCAGGTTATAGGCCACATTCAACCGGCTGATGGAAGGTATCAGAGTTAAAATGATCGGCGTTGATCCTCGCGGCATTGATCGGTTCATCGACTGGGCTGATTATATGTACACTGAGATTCAGGAGTTTGGCGTCGTTTCGCAGATGATGCCCGGTGCCAACTGGCAGGACTGGGCGGCTGGATTGTTGGCCATAAATAAGATAGCTGAAATCGGCGCTCCTAATCCATATCAGTTTGATGACTGGAAAATCTGGGCAATGCGGTTTATACAGATGCTGAATAGCAGTGATGGTGGCTCCTGATGGCAATAGATATTGAAGCACTTCGTAATCTGGGAATGTCCGATGAAGAGATCGCGCAGATTGCCAACTTTAGTCCGTCACAGCTTAACATGGGCATTTTAGCCCCTAATGTTGGCGGTTATGGCGGTGAATACAGGACATTTGACGCGCCTCTTTCCAACAAAGGCAATCCAACTTCTAAGATGGGCAATAACCAGATTTTTATTGCTCCGCAGACACAGGTTCGCTTGGTAAATAGAGCGACTGGCGAAGTTGTAGTGCAAGGCGTGGGTTATGACGCGGCGCAACAGGCGATTGACGCGGCCAAGGCGCTAACGGCAAGCGGTGGCAATAAGGCAAATTGGCAAATTCAGACAGCCGCTCCGGGTGAGGGGGCGTTCTCCGTTGCCGCAAACGAAAAAAGAAACAAGAGTGTTCTTGGCAAGATTGCTGATATTGCCCTTCCCGTTGTTGGAGGCCTTTTAGGGGGGCCATTAGGTGCTGCCGCCGGGTCCACTGCGTCCAGCGCTGCACAGGGCCGTGGTTTAGGGGCAACACTTCTCCGCGCTGGCATCGCTGGCGGCACAGCCGCGCTAATGCCCGGTGGTCCGTCGCCATCCGGTGCGGCAACGCAAACAATCGGGCAGACTACTGGCCAAGCGGCAACGCAAGCGGCTAGCCAAGCGGCTACACAGGCGGCAACGCAAGCGGCGGACGATATTGTCGTAAATGCAATCATGTCGTCCCTTTTAAACCAAGCCGCTGGCGGGGCTGTTGGTGGCCTTGCGTCATCAATCGTTCCCTCATTTTTTGACAGCGCGCAACTATCCAACACCGCTCCGACGCAAACGCAATCGGCTCCAGCTTCCGCCGCATCACCCGCAACGGCATTTCCAGACGAAATTATTGTGAAAGCCAAAGACGCCGCCCCGATAACTTTTGGCGATGTGTCCCCCTTGTTATTGCCGGGCGTTGGTGCTGCATTAGGCTCATCCATCGCGTCAACTGCAACTCCTGATTTGGCACAGGTAACTCCTGAAGATAAGAGTTTGCTTGATCGCATCGCATCAAACATGGGAGCATCTGAGTATCTGACAGCTGCTTCGCTCTTGGGTGGCGCGGTCGCTGGTGGAGGGGGCGGGGGCGGCGCTCGCCGGCCTGACACGAGTGGTATAAACTTTACGAAAACCACGCTGAGGCCGACCGTCTCGGCTGTTGGGATTGGCGGAAATTATCCTTACACGCCGACAACCTATGGCCGTTCGGGCGGGGATCAGGAGGCTGAGTATTTGTTCTTCACGAAAGACCCGTTGACCGCAAAGGAGTCGAGCCAGACCGGAGAGCCTGCTTCAATGGTAAATCCTGCCAGCATTCCCGTTAAAAAAGAAGGCGGTGAAATCCACGAAGATATGGTAAAGCATCTCGTGGAGTATCAAAAAGGTAGCGGTCATCGCGGCCCCGGCAAGGTCACAGGGATTGGCAGCGGTCAGGAAGATCTTATCCCTGCTTGGCTCTCGGACGGTGAATATGTCTGGAGCGCGCAGGATGTTGCCGATCTTGGGGATGGCTCGACTGATGAGGGCGTGCGGCGTCTTGACAAAATGCGCCAAATGGTGCGTCAACAGGCTGGACGTAAGGAAGTTAAAAAGATTGCAAAACCCCAAAAGGGGATAGATACAATACTCAAAGCCGTTGGAGGGCTGGTGTAATGGCCGTAACAGAAACCGTCACAGAGACTAGGCTGCCTCAATGGCTTGTCGATGCTTATACTCAAAGCATTCAAAGGGCGGGCACTGCCACGAGCGCGGACTATCAGCCCTATACTGCTGGGCCGCGTATTGCCGCTTTTTCTCCGCAGGAGACTCAGGCCTATCGGATGACATCCGAAAACGTCGGGGCGTACAAGCCGTACACAAATGCTGCGGGCAACTACATTTCAGGGGCGACGAGATCTTTCACAAGCCCCGGCATCGCTTCGCAGTACATGAACCCATACACCCAAAGCGTTGTTGCGGGCATTGGCGATGCGGCTGGCCGGAACCTGTACGAGAATCTTTTACCACAGGTGAACCGCACGTTCATTGGCGGCGGCACGTTTGGCGGCAGCCGGAGCGCTGAGTTTACCGCCCGCGCAGTTCGTGATGCGAATGCTGCGGCTCTGTCGGCTCAGAATGAGGCTCTTCAAAAGGGCTATGAGAGCGGGATGGGTCAGTTTAACACTGAGGCTAATCGTTATCTCACGGCAGCAGAGCGGGCGGCAGGGCTTGGCCGAGACATTCAGGAGATGGCTGGTACAGATACGGCGGCGCTTGAGGTGGCTGGCGCTGCGCAGCGCGGCTTAGATCAGAGGTCGCTGGATCTCATGCGCGAGGATTGGGAGGGTCAGCGCGATTACGATTATTTGCAGGCCAAGCGCTTCGGAGATATTGTCGGTACGCCAAGCGCAAGTGGGGCTGGCACGCGATATGAAACCGCTCCGGGGCCAAACAGAACGGCGTCTACAATCGGCGCAATCGCCACTGGCATTGGGGCTCTTGGAAGTCTATTCGGCAGGAAGAGGAAGGAAGGCGGCCCGATCACCGCTGATGGCAAGCGCAATATCAAGCATCCGATGCACGGGCTTGGTTGGTTAAAGGATGTTAAGTAATGGCCTTTATATCTGAAGAAGATCGCAGGCGCGCCCTCGCCCTTATGGCTCAGCAGCAGGGCTTAAGCGGAATCTTCATGCGCCCACCCCCTCCAGTTCAAGCGACGCCATCCACGCCCCTTCCGGGGATTCCTCTGGATAGCCCTGTGGTGGCTCCTCAGATGTCTCAGTATGACGAGTTCGCACCCGCCCGTATGTTAATGCAGAGGGCTCCTCAGCGGTTTGCCCCAACTGGGGTTAAGGGTATCGACGATGAATTGACACGTCGCTCTGAAAGTCAGCGGACTGGCGCTGAGAACTTCATGGGCATCATTGAGGGCGCTCAGGCCGACCCTCGTGTGATGGCCATTCTTCAGGCTCAGCGCGAGCGCTCTCAAAGAGAAATGGCTGAACTTGATAAAGATAAGAAGCGGTCTGGATGGGATGCTCTGGCACGCGCCGGCATTGCAATGGCAAAGAGCAATAGCCCGTATTTTGTGCAAGCTCTGGCGTCTGGCATGGAGGCCGGCCTTGAAGGGCTTGATGAAGCCAAACTGAAGCGCGACGAGAAGCGCTCACGACTTCAGGCGGCTGAGGAAAATACGATCCTCGCCGAGATTAAGGCGAAGCAAGAAGCGCAGGATCGTTCTGTCAGCATTTACAACGCGGCTATTGCTGCTGGCAAGACCGAGAGCCAAGCCCGCGATGAAGCTATTAAGAGTGCGGTCGCGGTGAATACACTGCCTCAGCAGCTTCGCTTGGCCGATCTTGAAGTTGAGACTGCTGAAGCCACTCTCGCGAATAAAAAGGCTGATACCTTCCGTACGCTGAATCCTGTTCGCAGTGGTGGCGGCGGTGGCGGCGGTGGTGGCAGTGGTGGCAGAGGTGGCCGGAAGCCTATGACTGAAAATCAGCGCCTGACAAAAATTGCGCAGCTTAATAGGGAGCGCCGTGCCGCGATAGTTGATCTTAACACACCGGGCGTATTTGCCAGTCAGAAAAAGGCTCTTGAGGACGCGATTAGAGCTATCGATACTGAGCTTGAGTCGTTGAATAGGGCCAGTCCGTTACCGGCAAAACCAGCTTCACCAAAGGCTGCTTTCGTGTATATTCCCGGCAAGGGCCTACAGCCAGTTAAATAAAGGGGTCGTCGATGCCTGTCGTTTTTGTTCCGGGTAGGGGGAATATCCAATTCCCGGACAACATGACTTCATATCAGATTCAGCTTGCTATTGAGCGAGAGATCGTTCCCGGTCGTAAACCGGAAACCATTAGCGCGCCTAAAAAGCCTGAGGCTTCGATCTCCAGCGTATTAAAGGGTGCTGGGCAAAATCTCATGCTTGGCCTTAAGAATGTTAGAGAGGCAGTAAAGCAGATTACTCCGGGAGATGTTATTGAAAGCGGCCTTGTTACGGCTGGTAAGGTATTAACGGCCCCTCGGATTTTGCAGGACAGCCTACTTGATACGATTGGTATTGGCGGAAAGACACCGCCACCGCCATCACCGAGTGGTCCGCGTGTCAGTGAGATTATTAATCAGGCGATTGGCCTCGGTAGTCCTGAGCAGCGTGCGCGCCAAGCCGCTGAAAAAGCGCGGCGCGCTGAAATTTATGGTGCCGTTGCCGCGCGCTCACCCGGGGAACAGCGCAGGTTATCGCAGCAATCTAAGGCAGCCGCCGCGAAACCTGAGTTTGATTCCATCATTGGTGAGGGCATTTACAGCGGGGTGTCGTCACTTGCGCAGATGGCTCCGGGTGTTGCAGCGTCTGTACTGACTCGCAGCGCCACGCCAGCTCTGGCTTCCGCTGGTATGCTATCTGCCTCCGATCAATACTTTAATGTTTTGGATCGTGGTGGAACGAAGGAGGAGGCATTACTGGCTGCGCAGTTAACTGGAGCTACCGAAGTCGCCACTGAAATCTTGCCAATGGGGGCGGTCGTTAAAAACCTTGGTAAAGTAGGTGTTACTAAGTTTCTAAGGAACTATCTGGGCAAAGACTTGCCGACCGAACTGGTCGCAACGATCACGCAGAACGCCATCGACACTGCGATTGCAAATCCTGATAAGACATGGGCAGATTACTTTAATGAACTACCCTCCGACCTTGGCGTCACGGCAATATCTACACTTGTTCCGGGCGCTGCGTTGGGTGCAGTCAACAAGGGCCTTCAAGTTGCATCAAAGTTTTCTGGGGAGTCTCAGGCTGAAGAGGAGGCCGCAGCTCCAAGCACGCCGCCTCCGGCTGACATGGAGGCTCTTAACAAAGCGCTTGGCCCAGTCGGCGGAAAAATCACGCTACAAGAGCCGTCAGGCCCGCAGGAATACACGTTTGAAGGCTTCGACGAGGATGGCGGCATCGTCCTGTCAGATGTAGATGGCTTAACATTCTCTGAAGACCCAGATCAGATCCAAGCCGCAATGAAGGTTGGCGTCGCAGACTCCGAAGAAGGAGTGGGCGGCATGGCTTTTGGTATGGATATTACTGAAGGCTTGCCTGATGTGGTTGCGCCTCTGCCACCTTCGCCTGTCGCCGCGCCTGAGCCGACCGCTGCGCCAGTCATCACTGAGCCTGTACGGGAGCCTGAACTTCCACCTCCACCACAAGAGAATGTTCGCACAGTTACAACTCCCGGTGGATCAAAGGTAAATACCGCATTTGAAGTTGTCGATGCTGCCGATCTTGCCACCGCTACGGGTGATCTGCAAAACCGCGACCGCAGCCGCGCTGCCACTGATATGCAGGTTCAGGACATCTTTTCTAACTTTGACCCCGAGCGCCTTGGGGAAAGCCTTGAGAGTGATCGCGGTTCTCCCATAATTGGCCCTGATAACACCGTCGAGAGCGGCAATGGTCGCGTCATGGCAATCAATAAGGTGTATGCTGAGTCCCCTGAGAGGGCTGAGGTGTATCGTAAATTCATTGAAAGTCAGGGCTTTGACACATCCGGGTATGAGCGCCCAGTTTTAGTTCGTCGCCGCACTGATCCGATGACACCTGAGGAGCGCTCGAAGTTTGTCCGAGAAAGCAATATGGATACGAAGTTGCGCCTCAGCACCAGTGAGCAGGCTGGTACAGACGCAGCTGCCCTGACGGCTGATGTCATGGGCCTTATGGCATCACCGGATGTTAATCAGGCGGTTAACCGTGATTTTGTTCGTGGCTTCTTGTCTAAACTGCCAGCGCAGGAGCAGGCTGGATTTTTGGACAAGACAGGCAATCTGTCTGCTGAAGGTTCTCGCCGCCTGCGCACCGCGATCAAGGCGTCCGCTTATGGCGACGCTGACCTTATCAACGCGCTCGATGAATCTCAGGACAACAACATTAAGAGTATTGGCGGCGCGATTGAAGATGTAGCTCCGACATGGCGCACGATGCGCGATGGCGTCGCTGAGGGCCGAATACGGCCAGAAATGGATGTAACGGAGCAGCTTGTTGAGGCTGCAAAGATTGTGCGTGATGTTCGCAATCGCGGCCAGAAGATCAATGACTTCCTCACACAGCAGGATGCGTTCAACCCGCTTGACCCCATTACCGAGCGGTTCATTCGTTCATTCTATAACCAGAAAAACGGGAAGGCCGCAGGACGAGATGCTATTGCCGACGTTCTTAGTAAGTATGCCCGCAGGGCGGCTGAACAGACGACTGAAGAAAAGCTGTTTGCAAACGAACCCTTTACCCCTGAGCAGGTTTTGGATAGCAGCATGGATGGCGACGGTGCTCGGCAGCCTGATATGTATGAAATCAACAAACAGGCAATGGAAGCCATCCTCAACGGCACGCCTGATCAGATGCGGAATGCGGTTGCAAAGGCGCAAGAACCCTACGATAAGATCATCGCCGAGGGCGCTGACCTACAGAAAAAAAATCGAGGATGTGACTAATGATAGGTGCAAACTGCTCCCTTGATATAGATGATGTTGCGCTGAAAAATCCGCCAGAGCCGCCAGTATTTTTAGATCCAGTGCAAAATATTTCATTTAAGTCATCATGGGCTCGCCCAGCGACAGCCGTTGCCCGGCGTAGCAAGTTCTTTGCGCGAATGCACAAAGCGACGAATGACAAAACTAAAATGCGTAATCTCCTTATGGCTGACTATAAGGACATGCTGCATGAATTGAACAATATGCCGCAGGAATCCAAGGATCGGATTAATGCGGTTGTTGAATATCTTCGTTTGTCCAAAACGGCTGTTCGTGACACTGGTCGCAACTTTGCTATTAAGACCCGTGAGATTCGGCGTGAAGGCGCTGACGGCATTGAGCGTCGCGTTATTCCTGAGCTGTCAAAGCCGGGCCAGACTCTGAAACTGAACACCAATGAAACCCGTATGCTTCATGAAGTTCGGGAATATCTGGACACGCGCTATACTCTAAATGCCAAGTCACAGATGGCCGCTCTTGGCTACAATGGCGAATATAGTCGTCAGGGCATAGAGCGAGAAGTGGCGGATGGAGATTTCCGCGACGAACTTCTGCGCCTATTTGACGCCATTGAGTCGCAGCGCCTGACCTCATACATCCCATTTATGCGCTCAGGTGACACCCGCATCATGGTCTATGGGCCCGATGGCACAATCGATAGTGGGGCTTTCTTCATGCTGGATAGTATGCAGTGGCTAAAGGAATTGGTTGGCCCTAAGATCGCGAAGGCGATTCCTGATCCCGGCATTGATAAAAAGATTGCAGAAATTCAGAAAAAATATCCTGCCAGCGAAGGCTACAAAGTTATCGTAAGCCGTCGCGCTGCTGACATAAATGAGCGTCTTTCTATTGATGATCTTTCCAGCTTGGACAAGTTGATGAATCTTATGGACGCCAATGCCGGTAAGATTGTTAAGGATTATTTCGACCGAACGATGGGGGGTATGTTTTCTCAAGAAACCATTGGAGGTCTGAGCGCGGCGAACGCGGCGCAGGTTGCGCGTGGCGTGATTACCGACCTTCCCAAAAGCGTGCGCTCGGTGCTTATGGAAGACCTTATCTCAGGTTTCATGAGGCAATCTCGCGACATTCCGGGTTATGATACCAACTTCACGGATCGGCTTTTAGATTACAATCGCATCGTGGCATCGACGGTTTCGCACCGGATGTATCGTCAAGAATACTCTACAGCGTTTGAAGATTTGAAGCGCAATGTGAACAAGGCGGAGCGTGAGTATGCTGAGAAGTGGGACGAGTATGTCGATACCCCTGAGCATGTCATGTTGCGCGCTCTTAGGACGATTGGTTTTTTTGGTTCCATGTGGGGGAGTGTCTCTTCTTCAGCTGTGAACGCCATGTCGGTATGGACGATCACGGCTCCGCAGATGACGATTATGAAGAGATCAGCAGGTCTTGATATTTACAAAATGGTGCCTCAAGTCATGGCCGGCTTCCGTGGTGAGGTTGGATATGGGCTGCATGTAAATCCATATGCGATCCCCGGTTTAACTGAAGAAGAGCGCGACGCTCTTGTTCTTGCAAACAAGCGCGGAACAATTCAGGCTCAAATAAATCCTGAGCTTATGGGAATTGAAAGCGGCGTTATGGCAAGCCCCGGTGGCGCACTTAAGCAAAAGTTTAATCGCTATTTTCAATACGGCTCCAGCGTCATTTCGGTAACTGAAGAGATGAACAAGGCAGCTGCATTTATTGTGGCATATCGTTACGCCCAAGATCCGAAGGCTTTGAAAAACTGGAAGGAAGCCTACAAGGAAAACGAGCGCGCCAAGATCATTATTGAGAAGGGTTCAAATCCTTTTGATGTTGCTGAATTCATGGTGGAAACAGCGACGTTCATGGGCGGCCAGATTGAGAAGCCTCCAATCATGCGCGGCCCCGGCGGGGTTGTTCTACAGTTTTCTCAATACCCTCTACAGGTCATGTTCTTACTGTCTGAAAATCTACGCAAACAGGGTCCGCGAGGCAAAGTAGCGGGCATGTTCACGATCATGACGATGTGGACTGTGGCCGGCTTGTTGTTTGCGATTCCATTTGGCGATGACGCAATCAATATCTTCCAGTATATTTATAACAAGTTGAACGGAAGCAAGCTGGATATGCGCACTGAAGCGCAGAGAATGCTGGCTGAGATGTTTGGTGGCGACCCGGAATCTCGTCGTGATGCTGAAGCAATTCTTCGGGGGCCGTCCCGTGCATTGCTTGGCCTTAACATCAGTGAGCGCGTCGGCTTCACATCGATCATTCCTGAGTTTGAAGACGGCCTTAGCATTGTCCCGGCAATCTCCACCAGCGTCCTGAAGGTCCAAGAATATCTTGATCGTCGTAATTCCGGGGTGCAGCCAATTGGTGCTTATGTGGCCGCTGTATCGCCATTCATTGGTAAGGCACCAACTGACATTCTTAAGGGCTTCGTGCAGTACCCGCAGGAGGGCGTCAGGACGCGCTACGGCACGCTCGTCAAACCAGCTGAGGAAATGGACTTCTCAGAGCAGTTTAAGCGCGCAGCGGGCTTCCAGTCGGCTGATATTGCCCGTCAGATGCAAGCGAGGCAGGCTGGAAAAGAAATCAAAGATTCAACGCGAACAGCGGAGCGCAACAATACGCTACGCTTGGGTAAGATGCTTGCGGATATTGTTAAGGCTCAAGAGGCCGGGAGTGCTGCAAAAGCTGCGGAGCTGGAAAAGAAATTAGAAGCAGAGATGGAGGAAATCGCTCTGAAGTTTGAGGCTGACATCAACGCTGGGAAAATGGAAAAGGCGGTCAAGCCGCCGTCTTCACAGGTCTTGAGAGATGCCATGATGGCAGAGCTTTATCCACAGATGAGGCTAAATCAAGTCGGGAAGCTGAAGCGGCAAGCGTATATTGATACCGTGCGTGACATTATGGTTGAAGAACAGGAGGGGAATCCGTTCTTAGAAGAGGAAGGCGACACTGAGGCCGCCTTCCCCGAATAATCAAAAAGGAATCGAATCGTCGACTTCGCTAGGCTGCGGCTGATAAGTGCTAGCCTTAGGCTGTGCAGGCGACGGCTGCTGCTGGTTATCCTGCCTTGGCTCGTAGAGCGACACGATAATGTTCTCACGCCCATCGTTGCCGCCGACGCCAGCTGGATTAAACGTGCGGTCGAGCAGGATGTACGGGCCGTTCTGACCCTCCATCATAACGCCGATGTTCTTGAACCGGCCCTTGGGCTGACCTTGCCCATCTGTGTATTCGCCGGTCTTGACGACGAGATCATAAAGCTTTTTATTCATTTACTTTATCCTTAGTTAAACAGGTCTTTGAGTGGCTTGATAGCGCGAGGCGCAAGCATCTCCGCCTCAGCAATCAGATCGATGTGCATGTCCTGCCATGCTTCACGATCATCGGGGGGCAGCGGTGATACCGCTTCATAGGCGGCATACGCCCATGTGTCCCAGTCTGTGATGCCATCGGCATCGACAACGGGGTGCAGCATAGTCACCTCAGGATCTGGCTCAGGAGCCGCTACAGGGGCACGTTCAGACTTCTTAGCCACCTTCTGCTCTAAGCCTGCGATCTGACGCTGTGCGCGCTCTGTGGTGGGCTCAGGCACTGGCTGTGTGATGTCGCTCACGAAACCTGAGAAGCCGTCTGCATCGACGATACCGTCAGCTTCGTTGTCAGCCTGCACTGCACGCTGCGCCTCGGTCGATAGCGGCATGTACTTGCTGGCCCGACGCACCACAGTCTTGCGCCACATCTCAGCCTCGTCAGTCTTCCAAGGGCCGACGACGTTACCGTCCTTGGTCTTGGCAGAAGAGCGATCACGGACGGCAAGAATCTCATCCTTGTTCATGATCTCGAACTGGGTCTCGCCGTTCTTCAGCTTCCACACACAGTACGCGCCGACCATGCCGCCACGATCAGACAGGCCGTGCTTGTGGGTGATGCGTGGTTCGATACCTTCTTCGACCTCGAACACGTCATTGGCGTACACCAGACGGCTTTCGATCTTCAAGACTTCGCCTGCTTGCAAGGCAAGCTTCATCAATCCCTTATAGCGGGGGCGGAACTGCGCCTCGCTGCTCCTAGTTTTGCCATTCCAGACCTTCAGGATGTCAGCTTCAGCCATGCTCTTGTTAAGCGACAAGCCGAGCTCAGCGGCGCTCAGGCACGCCTTGAGCAGGGAGCCTCGGTCACATTCAAGCAGTTCCATGTTGTCAGCAACAGCGGCTACAACAATCGCTTGGAACTTATCTACAGACATGGTGTTAGGCAGCAGCTTACGGAGATGATCTTCGCGAGCACTCAACTCCTGCTTAAACCGCTGCATCGGCTTAACCGGCGCAACTGCGTCACTTGTTTCCATTCTTAATTTCCTCTTCTAAATCTTCAATCATCAGTTCAATAGCGCGCTCGACTGCGGAACGCAGGCTTGGCTTTAATGGGTGGCGGGCGGCAACACTGCGCATCCTCGCCAGCAACTCGCGGTTCAACCGCATCATGACAACATCTTTCATCAACTGATACTCACCCTTGTGTAACCCGAACGCTTTCCAGTGTAGGTTCCGACCATATCGGGCGTGATGATCTTACCGGGGTTGTCTTCAATTACACTGACAGACAGCTTATAGTCGCCGCACTTAGCGATAGCTTTATCTTTCGACGTGTTCATCGTCTCTAGCTTGGCGCGCACCTTGATGAGCAGCTCACCCTTGGCCTCGTCCGCGCGCTGGGCAGCTTTTTTCTCATCCTCCTTGGCAGCCTTATACTTTTGGAATAGCAGCGCATCAGCCGAGTCTAGCTCGATCTCACTCATTGGCAGTGTGCCCATGAGCTTGGTTAGAGCGTCCATGTCCTTCTCAAAATCAATCGGTGGCTCCTCACCTTCATGGATAGAACTCCAGAACGTGGAAATCTCCGACTTGATCCCATCAATAATGTTCTCATTGCGCGGGATCTTCATGCGGCGAGGCTCATCATTAATCAGAGCGACCAACCAAGCATGATCAGATGTCGTAAAGGCCAGCTGGTGCTGCACTTGAAGGAGATAACTCTCCGGTGCTTCAAGGATTTCGTCACCCGAATAGTGCCATCCATGCCCACGAGCGGACCACTTGATTTCCATCGGAGCCCCATCAACGGTGATGTAATCGAAGGATGCGCCCATGCCGGGGCAGTCATCGACTGTGTAATATTCGTTGACCTTCGATATATCCATCGCCCACCGATGCGCTGCCCAATTAGCGATGCCGCTTTCAAGGAACGTGCCGGCTTGGACAGCTTTGTTATCAGACAGATCTTCAGGCGAAATCTTGCCCGCCTTCTCCATCCACAACTGCCAGCGGCTAGTGAATGGGGAAAGCCCGAACAATGCAGCTACGTCGCTGCCGCCAATGTGTTTCGCGCGCAACTCATGCCAGTGCGCTTCTCCCATAACGGGAATGATAGCCATGTTGTATGCCTCCGGTCTTTATGTTGTATTCTTAATGTATACGCTTATGGTTCAATGTCAAGCCCGCGATAAACATCCTCAAGGGATCGGGCCAAAACATACAGGCCGCCGCGTTTTTCCCACGCATTCTGCCATGCGACTTGAGCGATGCCCTGCTTACCGCTGCCTGTCTTCACCTCGATGGCGAAGGCTCGGCCCGGTGACATAACCCCTAACAGATCGGGCGTTCCCTCTGGCGCTGACTGAATGACACGCGGGCCACCATCAAGCGGGCGGAACTTCCCCACGTTAATGCGAAAGAGCATGATGTCATCCCGCTGCCCAAGGGCAAGCCTGATCTCCTGCTGAATAACCGCCTCTTTCATTGCATTGTCTCCCCCGGAATCTTCTCCATGCAGTCGTCAATGAAGCGAACCGCCAAGTGAGCCGCGCTTCTGCCGATGAGTGCGTTGAACTCCTCGCCGTCCTCGCGCCGCTCCAGCTCCCACTCCCGCATCACGGCGCTAATTGCATTAACCACCCGCTTGACAAGCTCAGTGGGGATTGCAACCTCTACGAACTCGTCGCCATCCCAATCGTCGCGTTCCATATCTTCGACCTTTCCTCAACTGTCAGACCATTGGTCGTGACGCCTCCGTTGGCAGACCGTATCTTCGCGAGACGGGCTGACTCCTGACCGCAGATTACATTAAACGCCCACTTGTCAGGATGCGAGTAACCCCTGTTTCTTCCGATATTTCTTAAAATAGTAAAGCGCCTGCTTAGATCTGATACGGCTGCCGCCTGCTTTGCGTCCTCAGCCCGGCTGATCTGTACTAGCTCACCCTCCACCTGCTGCACCTTGCGGGACTTCAACTGATAGACATGGCCACACTTCGGGCAGGCCGGGGATGGGCGGTGCATAGCAAAACATGCAGGGCAGCTTCGGACAGACGGAACGGACTCGTCACTCTGCTTCTTCCGCGCCCTTTCGGATGTGAGCACCCACTCTCGATGTTCATCAATGAAGCCGTGCATCTTCGTATTACCGGCATGGTCAAGAACGATTGTCTTGTGCTTACCGGGAGATGTCCTGATGGCCCTGCCCACCTGCTGCAAATACATCGACAAGCTCTTCGTCGGCCTGAGTAAGATGGCAACTTCGATGGCGGGAAGGTCGAAGCCCTCGCTGATCAAGTCGCAGCTCGTCAGAATCTGGATCTCGCCGGCCTCGAATTTCGCAAGGATGCCGTCGCGCTCTTTATCGTCCATGCCCCCATCGACATGACTTGCATGATAGCCCGCGTTACGAAAGTCCTCAGCGACATCCTTAGCGTGTTTGATACTGACGCAGAAGGCCACAGCTCTGCGACCGGGAGCAAGCTTAGTGTAGTGAGCGACGGCGCTGCCAGTGATCGACGGCTTATCCATCGTCTCTTCTAAGTCCTTTGTAACGTAGTCACCCATTCTGGTGCGCGTGCTCGTCAAGTCGGGTTTGCTTGGCGCATAGACTTCGGCAGGTGATAAAAACCCCTGCTCGGTCAACTCAGCGACCGTGGGGCCAATGACCATATCATCAAACAAAAGGCCCAGCCCCTTACCGTCAAGGCGCTCAGGCGTGGCCGTAACCCCTAGTACGCGGGCATTGGGAAACGCATTAACCACCTTGCCCCATGTTGAGTCCGGCGTGAAGTGATGCGCCTCATCCCCGATGATCAGGTCGGGTTCTGGAAATCTTTTTAACCTACGCGCCAACGTGAACACAGATGCAACGACGACATTCGCGCGCGGCACTCCCATTGTTCCCGCTACGAGAATGGCGTGACGAACCCCCACGTTCTTCAGCGCCTTACTGATCTGCGTGAGAAGTTCGCGCCTGTGCGCGATAATGACGACGCGCTTATCGTTGCGCGCCATGCCTGCGGCTATATAGCTGAAGGCTAGCGTCTTGCCGCTGCCGGTAGGACTCACCAATAGCGTGCGTTTATTCCCTTGCCTGAAGCTATCTCGGACAGCCTCAATAGCGCGCTCTTGATAATCTCTAAGCTGCACCATGTGCCATCACTTCCACTTTCTTTTACGCAGCTCACGGTCAAGGATTCCTTCAGCTTCTGACGGATTGATGCCATATGCCCTGATCAGCTCTATTGCCTGAGCCTTCTTCAGCCTGTCATCCGTCCATTGGCTGACCATGATCTCCGCCATCTGGACGTTCTGGCTTGGCATGTTCTTAAACTTACGATTTGCCATTGTCTTCTCCCTTGTCATGAATGGGCCATTGGGCGATTGGCAAATAGATCGCCCTGCTAACCTCCCCACCAAAGCGTAAGCTCTTCTCACTTTTCCTACAGGACGGATTGCGCTGTAAAACCTTTTGCCAGCCGTGCGCGTAAACAGATGTTTGCATCAATTTATTCAATGGCATCACGTTGGTAGCTACCCAGATGCCGAGATTTCCATCTTCAATTTTCAACCCATAACGCCCCAAAGTCGCGGCAGCCTTTGCCGGTGTTATATCGGCATCGTAGTAAGGATTGATCAACTCATGAATGATCTCGCCAATAGCGCGATCCTGCGTGCCGTTGCGAGTCTCTACCCTGATCATGCTACCACAAATGTGATGGAGTAAGGCGATGTCTTCACGCACAGATTGTACGGACGTGAAGTCGGACCAGTCATACGCATCCAGATATTTCTCGCACGCCCTGCGGCTAATGAGCAAACGTGAACTTAAGGAATATGCTCCGGCCAACAAGGTTCCGAGCTGATCACCAATGCGTCGGTTCGCCATTGATGTTGCGATAACCTCTTTGAAAGTCTCGATGTTTTTTCTCAATGTCCAAATGTTATTGAGCTGCCGAGCCAAAAGACGTTGTGGCATGTCGCGCGGGATTTCGAATGTGAGTTGCTGTAGCTTTTTGAACTGGGCCTCGTTCTTCTTCATCTCCTCTAAGTTATACGCCTCATTTGGCAGTAAGGTAACAACGGCTGTGCGCGTGAGGTCGGCGGCCTCGGTCAAACCGACACCGATGGACGCCAGCAAAAACGATGATCGCACAGAGAAAGAACGGCTCTCGTGATTAGCGCTCCCTTTTAAGATTAATCCGCGTGTGTCTGATGATGACTGACGCATTAGCTGGATGATGGCATGACGACGGTCGGCATCGGCCTTGTCGTCCTCGACCTCATCAAAGACAATGGGCCGCGCGTCATTACCAATTGCTTG